AAATGAAACATCGGCAGGTAAATATCCCCCGTGCTCTTGTTGACCTTTGTCATATTTAGTCTTTGCTCGCATAGCAAATAACTGAATACAAGCATCCCTGAACTCATTTGCTCTTAGGAGTAACTCCTCAGTTTTTTTACTTTTCTTTTCGGTCTGCTCTCCAACCATTGATTCCACTTGTGAGTCAGTTCCATTGCTTCCATTTGGGTCATTGCTTCCACCGGGAGTTTCGGCAGAGGAGTGTTCCTCGTTAACCTCACTCCGATTGGCATTATCCCCATCACTTCCGACATTACTTTGATCTTCCATTTCTTTCCCTCCTTTACGCTAATTGCTTTCAGGTCTTGGATCATAACCTGTCCTTGCTCTGAATAGTTCGTTGACCAACATGAAACGCTTATATGCTTCAGCAAGTTCTTGTGGGTTATATGAACTCACTTTGAACTTGGCCTTTCCTTTATGCTCACCTCGCTTGTAGATCGATGATGTGGAGATGTAGAAGTTTGCACCCCATATCTCTCCTGCCATCACCCGGTCATATCCAAACTCAGCGACTGCATATGCAGATATCTGTTCAGGTTGTTGTGGATAGGGACTAGATGGAATCGTGTTGGTAGACTTCCAATCAAGTATAAAGTCTTGATTGTTTTTCGTTTTAGCGATTACATCAGCAGTCCCTGCATACGCTTCATGTTCATTGGTGACAATCTTCTCAATGTGCTGAATCTCGAAACCCTTCTCGTAAAAGTAATCGAGTGCAGGATTGACATAAGGGAGCAGGTCTTCATCCACCTGCTCCCTTTTTATTGTCTCAGTCAAGACCTGCTCAATAGCATCATGAATCTTTGTGCCAAGTGCAGTAGCATTGTTGCCTTCATACATCTCTTTAATGATGCGTCTTTGGTAGGTCTTTAAATCCTCATCAACTTTCATCGGATTCTCATCTGCAGTTTTAATAGCAGTATTGAGTTTCCACCTATCCAACCCCGGACTTGCCTCTATCTTTTGTATCTCAGTAACTGAGTAATACAACCCCATCTCCTTTGCGACTGCAGGAGTCACATCGAAGTGAGGAGTGCCATCTTTAGAGTAGAAGTGGGGCATCAGAATGGGTCTTCCTGATCGTTAGTATCCTTTGCCTTCTTTTCTTTTACAGGAGGCAATTCATCATCCTTCTCGTCAGTTGACTTGTACTTCATTCCACCGGGAATTTTGACATCACTTGGATCAGGACATGACCCTGCTAACTTTTTATTGATGGGAGCAAGTGATTTTACATAACCATACTCAACTCCATCTTTGCTAGTCCTCTCTGCAATGGTAACCATGCATTTCTTGTGCAACTCAGATAGTTGATCGTAAGTGCCATCGGTTGGAGGCATCTTGCCCCTGAGATTAGCACAAAACTTCACGAGGTTACTATTCTCGTTGCCGGAGATAGTGAACTCGAAAGTCGTTGCTAAAACGATCTCATCGTCATCATTGCTATACGCAACCAAGAACCTAGTGATGTCTACAACCTTAGTCACATCCTTATATGTTCTTTCCACTTCCTCGACTTCAAGAATATCCACGATAACTCCGGGATATGTTCCTGCTTCTGCTTTCACCTTTTGGTCATCTAAGTTCCAATTGAACTTTGATGTACCTGCTTTTTTATTACTTTTTAATAGTGCCATATATGCCTCCTATATTTGTTATTGTTTGAGTTAAAGTGATCCCACTCCCCAAGCAAATAAGGGAGTGGGATTGTGTGGTATTAGCGTGACCCGGTAGTGTGCTTTCGCACAAATGCTACTTACCTAATTCTTTGCACCTTAGATATTGGTGCAGGATCAGGATGGCATCGCAGGTCTTTAGCGTTGGGGTTAGTTGAGGATATAATCGCTTGCAGATATCTTTTAATATCTTCTTGCGATCATTGTTTTTCTTCCCGGTGATACCCTGTAGACCTTTCTGCCATTCTTTTGGAGTGATCTTGAAACATGGTATCCTTTCGCCTAATGCGATGCCTTGTATGAGTCCATAACTGACTCCCATCTTGAATGACCTTGATCCGGGTATATTGTTACCCGTGTAAGGTGGAACATCTTCCACAACAAACACGATCTTGTAATCAGCATTCCTGATAGTATCAATGGATTCTAAAAAGTCCGTGATTGGTTTCAAATCATGAGCGAGGTAAATACCATCTCGTTCATTATGAAATGCCACTCCACCATTCTCACCGGGATCAATTGCTATTGTTGTAGTGCTCATGATCCGGGAAAGATAAAACTGACAACGAATGCCATCATCATGTATGCCCACATGACAACTGCCAAAGCAAAGAGTATTGTGTAAACAAACTTCTCAAAATAACTCATGACAAATCCTTTCCATGAGTTTGCTTTGCCCAATACTTTATTGCTTGCCTGATTAAGTATGCAGTAGACCTATCTTGCTTTGCTGATATGTCCATCAACCAATCTCTCATATCCTCAGTTACATGGACAGATACGCTTATGCGTTTCACCTTTCTGCCATTTGACTTATTTCCCATCTTTGTCCTCCTTTACTATTACTGCTTCGTTAATATGATGTGTGGTGATGATATCTGATGTAGGAACAATCACCTGTCAACACTTTGTAATAATTTGATGAAAATAACTCAGATTGAGTGCATCTGAGTTGACATTAAAATTAATGTAAATATATCATACGCTCATGAATGATATCAGGATTACATTAGCATTGCCCCCTGATATTCATGACCTGTTGGTGAGATTGGCGAAAGAGATGGATGTTGATCAAGGCAAAGTCATAAGATGGGGGATTAAGACAATAATAGAACTTACACCAAATAGTGAAGATCAGGAGTTCAGGAGCAAGTTATCTCCTCATGCAAAATATTTGTTTGACAACCTATCGAAGATCATTTCTTGATATACTCGTCATTAGCGATCTGACGATCTCTAAAGACTCGTCAAGGGAGCGTTAAGATGACGAGGTCAATCCGCATCATGCCCGGTTAACATTCCCTAATAGTAAACCATGAGGGTTTGAGTCAGTCTGTAATATCAATTACCTCTGCTTGCATCTCATCCAACTCTGCTTTTACCTCATCAATCGTTAGCACTTTTTTGTGCTCTACGATTGATGTTGCTTGTCCAAGATCATTCTTTTCCTTGTCCCGAAGGATACCGAAAGCAATGGGCAAGACTCCTGCAGGTATTTCGTCCTTATCCAACTTGTCAATGATTCGCATCAAACACGCTTGTGATGCATAGGATGTCAAACCAATGGTAAGGTTCTGAACTGCATCGATTGATTTCTTTTCCCTCTTGCTGATTGCCATAATGGTCTCAGGAGCAACCTTATGTTCCTTTGCAAGTCTTGTGAGTGCTTTACCTTCCCCAAGTCCCTGCACGATCTTTGCGTATCGTTCAGGGTCTTTCTCTGCTAGTTTGTTACCCGTGAATATGCTAGGACAGAAGTCCTCTTCATTGGTGACTGCAGGTAGATTGTCAGGAATGATAACCTTTCGTTTCTTTTTAGTAGGCACTACTTTCTTCTCTTTGCAGTCTTAGCAGATGCTTTGAAAGCACTTGCAGTAGGAGCACCCTTAGATTTTGGTGACCTCATCCTTTCACCTGACCCTGATGCGATCCTTTTGCGTTTTGCGTGTATGTTTGCGTATAACCCTTTTTTTGTCATGTCCTTTTCTTTCCCTTTATTTGTCTATGTGTAGTTAACCGGAATTAATGCACTACTTCCGGTGCATCGGTGCAAGTATATGAAAAGTTTCCACAAAATAGACCTATTATTTATTGTACTACATATATTATCATTTGGTTTGCGTTGGTTATCAGCACTTTATGTAATTTATTGTCAGCAAACTGACAAGAAAAGGGGGGGGAGGGGGGTCAAAATATGCCCCCCTCCTTCCAACACGACCGATTATGCCATCAAAAAAAAATTCGACAATTGCCAAGGGGATAATAAGGGAACTCCCTTAATATCCCATCCTGTCAAGGGGTGATTAATCGATACCGATAATTCACGCTAAAGGACATGGGGGGACATCCCTAACCTGCAGAGGTCATATATGGTAATGGTTAGGAATGGCACTAAATTGGACTTACCATCCAATTCTCAAAGTCCCGTCTAAAGAGGAGCAATTAAAGATGGGAGCGGAGAGGTTATTGGATTACTACACTAAGCGAGAGGACGCAATTGACCGGGAAAAAACAGACCCCTATAACTTCGGTACTGAACTCAGTCATTGGTCACTAGCAGATAAGGAACTACGCAATCACGGAGAGTTGCTTACCCTTGGGGGTAACAGGTCAGGCAAGTCATTTTGGGCGAGTAAGAGGGTAGTGCAGTCTGCAGTAATGAACCCCAATAGTGTTATATGGTGTTTTACTGCAACAACGCAAAATAGCATTGCCCATCAACAAGCATTGATCTTTCACAACCTGCCTAACGAGTTCAAGAACCTTGGCAGGAGTCGCACTTATTACATTTCATATAGTACCAAGAACGGATTCACGAATAGCAGTTTAATATTACCCAACCTGTCACGGATCGAGTTCCGCAATTGGTCTCAAAATATAGAGACCATTGAGGGAGGAGAGATAGGATGCCCTATGCCCCCGGTGGAGGGATCATATAACATTGGTGCATGGTTCGATGAAGAAGTACCACTAAATTGGATTAGTACCACTCGCTATAGGTGCTTAACCCGTAGTCATGCAGACGGGGATAGTGGTAAGGTAAATCCTGCTCGCATCATTGCAACCTTCACAACGATCTCAGGATGGACGCAATGTGTGAATGCTTATCTTTCAGGAGCAAAGACAATAGAAGAGACTGACGCTGAGTTATTGCCGGGTGAGAAAGTGCCACTTATTCAGCACCCTTTGCGTCAGTCTGCTTCTGTTGTTTATTTCCACACAAAGAATAATCCCTATGGGGGTTGGGAGGCAATGAAAAGTCAACTTGGGGGATGCAAGCGTGACGAGATACTTTGCAGGGCATATGGAGTGCCTACAAAACCAAGTGACACCACATTCAGAAATTTGGATGAGCGTGTAATCATGCCTCACGATGAGATTCCCATAATCAAAGACCCGGAGAATAATCCTGCTCAGTATATTCTGTCTATAGACCCTGCAGGATCAAAGTCATGGTTCATGTTGTTAGTTGGAGTAACTGCTAACGGAATGCATTATGTCATAAAGGAATGGCCTGACCCATCCATTGGTGAATGGGCAGACCTAGACAAGGGGTCAGAAAAAGGTGGAGTCCCCGGAGAGGCACAAAAGGCAAACGGATTTGGGATCAAAGAATATGCATGGGAAATCAGGCAGATGGTCAAAGATATAGAGCAGGGAGAAGTCATAGGGACTAATGGCAACCTTGAGATCATCATTGACCCCCGTATGGGGTCTGCTTCTTACCTCAAGGCAGAGGGAACATCAAACATCATATCTGATCTGCAGGAGGAAGGGATCAATGTATACCCGGCAGAAGCAATGCATATCGATGATGGTCTGCAAGCAATCAATACATTGCTTGCATATGACCTAGATAAACCCATCGATGCCAACAATCACTCAAAGTTAATCTTTAGTGATGCCTGTCAAAACACAATTTTTTGTTGCATGAACTATAGGGTGGAGCACGGGTTGAAAGCACCCTGCAAAGACCCCCCTGATGCACTAAGATACATCGCAATCGGTAACTACGAATATCATGAGGACGCAAACTACAGAGTTACAGGAACAGGAGGTTACTGAAATGATCAGAGTCGATTTAGATGCTAGGGACTTAGACTTATGCTCCCTAATTACACAACTAAGAATGGTTACTAATAAGAAGACCAAAGCACAAGATATGTTAGGGTCTAAAAAGCAAGGTGAAGAGTACAAAGGCATGATTGGAGAATATGCCTTTGGGAAGTATTTTAATATATTCCCTGACCTTAC